CTAGCCGAGCATCACCGCACGCCTCAAGCCACGACGGAGGGGATTACCGTAGCCGATCAGGCAAAACTGATCGAGGGCAAACAAGACCACCGACTCCAGACCTTCTGCCCTCGCCAGCCCAGCCTCTTTCAGCCATGGCGTCGTGTAGTCGCTGATCCCAACCAAATGAGCTCGCTTATGGCGAGGAAAACCCCGGCTGCTCGGCAAACCGAACGAGTCCCGCGCCTTGTCCAGGTTGCGGGCATATGTGTGCAAGAAGCTCTCGGTCTTGAAGCAGTCCAGAACGTCAGGCCTCCACTGCGGGGGCAGGTTGACCGCCCGGTTGAACGCCGGCTCGTTGACATCGGTCGGATAAAGCACCTCAAACCGGCATGCCGGAAATGTCTGGCGGACATAACTCATTATCTGCTCGGTAAAGCCGCCTACCAGCGCTGCTAGTAACTCCGCTTCCTCTCTGTACTCCGCCGGGTCCGCATCAGGCCGCCTGATCACAGCCATCTCTCGACCGTAAGTAGCCGTGAATACCGCTTTGGTATGCCCGTCATAATACGGCATGCCGCTCTCGTTCGGAAAATACCACCATTGGACTTCGCCGAATTGCAGGTAAGGGGCCAATCCCGCTTCCGCCATCAGGCCTGCCACTTCGCGGTAGACCTCTTTCCAGAACGCCACGCTCGCCGGAGAAAAGTTCGTTTGCACCGCTGGCGTGTTCAGCAGGACCGGTTGCCCATCCGGGTAGCGCTGCGCCAGCCCCGCCTCTTCCGATCGATCGGCGTGCTGCAACTCCATGCTCAGCGCGCACACCACCTCGAGCCCGTAGCCATGTAACGCCCGGAGATAGCTTCGGTGCCAGTCGCGGGCTGCACGGTTTAGCCGCGGACTGGCAGTAACGTCAGTCCGCCACACGCCCGCCCTGCCCCCCGTCAGCGTCGCGCTGCTCACCTGAACTGTGAAGGTCCCCGAGGTGGGACTTCCTTTCACTGTGATCCGGTTGCCCTCCTCACCTGGCACTCTAGCGTAAATCGTCAGTACCGCCCCATTCGCCTCCGCCCGGATCGCCGTGTAACCCCGGTTGATTTCCAACTCGAAAGCACGCGCGATGGTCTCCGCCGTATCCCCGATCAGGTTAAGGTGCCTCAAGACCACTTCATTTTCCGGCGGTTCATCCACCCGGCCAATCCGTAGCTCGGTCGTGGCGCTGAATTCAGGCGTCCCAGCGAATGTAACCGTCACGGAAGCGTACTCGTGGTTAACTAACTCCAGCTCGTAAAACCACAGCGCCCCCACGTAGTGGTTCATCCGCCCTCGCATCCCCAGCTTCTGAATCAGCCAGGCCGTCCTCTCCGGGGCAATCGCCATCGAGTGATCCGTATCCCAGTCCGTCGCCAGCGCCAGCCCCCTTTCTTCAGGCAATTGCGGCAATTCCCGCCCAGGTACCGCCGCCTCGAGAAAATCAAAGTACAAATACGCCCCGTCCGGCCCTGCATGCTTGATCTCGACCACATGCTCACCAGAGGCGACCTCACCAATTAACTGCCGCACCAGCACGTCTTCCCCCGGTATCGCCAAGGCCAGCCGCACCGGCGTTCCGAAATCAACGCGAACCTCTGCCTCGCTCGCGTTGTAACTTCGCCTCAACCCCAGATATAGCCTGTGGCTCGTCGAACAGCGATAACGACAACACAGGCTCGCGCCCTGAGTCGTGGTGTAGTGGATCGAGCCGCCCGAAAAGTTCCCCTTCCCTGTCCGCCAAACGCCCGTATACGTTACCTCCGGGTCATCATCCTCCACTCGCACGCTGCCAGGACCTGCAATCTCATAGCCTTTCCCCTCTCCAGATACCGTCCAGTTCGTCACTTGCACCCTGAACTCGCACCGCTGGAAAGGGCCATCCTGCAAATCTGCCGCATAAGTCCATCGCATCTTGCGCACGCACCGAGCAGGCACCAGCCTTCCCCAGATGTCCCGTAGCGAACCGAAGTTTAAAGTTATTCGCCACTTGGTCGGCGACGTTCCGCCCTGGAATCGCTGGAACGCCGGCTTCCAGTAACAGGTTTGCGCCCCGGCTACGAACCCGTAAGCACCCACGCGGTTACCGTTTGCTCCGGTGGTGCTGTTCTCCGGGTCCTGGCCATAACCCACATACTTCAGCAACACCTGCCGCCCAAGCCTCTCCGCCCTCGCTGTCTGCGAAAAGGTATTGACACTTTCTACGATTCGCGCCGCAACCGTCTCCAGCGTGTCACCTTCCACCGCCTGGTAGGTATGGTGCTCCCAAAGCCAGGCAAGCCCAATGTAATCGCCCGGGGTGATTTCGCCGCAGAGCTCGAACCGCGCCTGGGCAGGGCTGTAGCTTCCTTCCACGGGCTCTGCATAATCCTTCAGTCGAACCTTGTAAAACCCCTCAGCCCCGGACTCCTCGGTCCAAATGCGCAGATAGGGCCAATCTACGGTCGGATAAAGGTCGGAATCGAGCGGAATGCAGTTTTCGCGGGTCTCCTCGTAGGACAGCGTCAGACCGCTTAAATCCCCGTCCGGCAAGTTTCGCAATGCGGGGTGCTCAAAAACATTATCCCGGTTCCACTCCAGCACCGCCCAGTCAAATTGCTGCCGGAAGCAGCCCGAAAGGGTGAAGCCGGTCGGCCCCACCTCGCTAAGCGCCGCGATGGCCGACGGTCGCTCGAAGTAGCACTGCAAGTCACGGTCAGGTCTTAGCTTCTCCAGCGTCTCGCCCATGCCATCCTCGCCCTCGGCTTAAAGACGGAACGTAACTGTCAGGTCTCGGCCGGGCGCCTCCGTCCCCACAGAAAGGATGTCCAAATTAAGCTGCGCTCCTGATCGCAGCGGCCCGAGCCCGAAACCATCCACCACCGTTGAAAGCTTCTCGCCCGCCTCTATCCGTAGCGTGCAATAGGTGTCGGCATCCTGTCGCAATCGAAGCTCGATCGGCCCCCCGACCGGCGCTTCACGTACAACTGCAAACACGTCCCGCACGCTGTGCGTCTCGTGTACCACTAGGGGTGGCGCGGCCGCCGTCTCTATGGCGAGCATGCCCTCAACTTGAATTGTTAGTTGACCCCCAGACAAAGTCCTCAAGCCTAAATCGGCGGTGTTCGTCAGGCTGAGCGCTGCCGTTTCGCTGTTGCCGTAACTATTCGTAACGAAGAGTTCCGCCCCGGCCACACGGACGTCCGGAAGATATATGACGTATGAGTAAGCCCCGCTCGCTCTGCTTCCGAAGAAACCTCGCACAAACGGCACCACCGTTACCTTGCGGCTCAGGTGATACACTTCTGCTCCCGCGTTGTGCGGCTCGCGAGCGCTTCCGTAGGCACCGCGCTCGACCCGATACCGCCGGCCGTCGGCTGACTTGCCAACCACCTTCATCAGCTCAGCGCCTACCTGAATCAGGTCATCCGGGCTGGCCGGTCCGCTGGAATTCAACTCCAGCTCCTCTTGTTCCTCGCTTGAGGGCTCAGTAAGCCGGTAAGGTGTCGCGCCGTTAAGTTCATTCCAGTAGTGCAAGGTCAGCGTAGCCGCACTGATCGTCCGCGTGTTTTCCAGACGCTCGAAGGCTATCCCGCTCAGCTCAATCGCGCCTTCTCCTTTTAGCGACAGTGCGAAGCTGGGCTTGCCCGGCACCCCGGCGTCCACCGGCGCACCCTGCGCGCCAATTTGCCAGCGCGTCAGTGGTGACAACTCTTCCGAGCATTCCTCATCGTTCGCGTTGGCCGACCGCCCCATCACGTGCACCCACGCTCCCGGCCGGCTCGGCACTCCGAACTCTAACGGGCTGCTTCGGCCCGTCACTGCAAAGTGCCAGCCAGCCTCAGCCACGACGAAATAGCTGCTGCCGTCCGGCACCACGGTCCAGCGCGGGCTCACGATCAGCGTGGTGGCATCATTCGCCACCACCGTCCTTTCCTGACCTGCGCCGCGGCCCCGCGTAATCCGCACCCTCATTCCCTCGTACTCTCCCGCAGGCATCCCTGCGAGCGTGCTGCCGATACGGTCCTCGCCGACAATGTCAGCCCTGTATTCAGGCTGTAATTCGAAGCGCCAATAAAAATTCGCGTGGTCGTAGTTCTCATCCGGTGGTGCCGCCGGCGTGTACGGTAAACCGCTATCGGTGAAGGCCTCGCTGATGGGCTGGTTCTCCGCAATTCTCCACAGGTATGCCGGCGATCTGCCGCGATAAACGTTGAAGCCGACGGTGTCAGGTGAGAACCTTAGGCCAACAAGTGTAACCCGGTTAGTGTCACTACCGCTCGGTATTAGGGCTGACGCCAAAAACGATAGCTCACTTTCATTGCCTTCCGCGTCCACTCCGCTCACAGCGTAATACAGCACCTGGTTCCCGCTGAGTCGCCCGCCCTCGGTTTCTACCCGCGCCGCCAGGCTCACCAAAGGTATTGACGCCCTCGTAGCGTTTCGCCCTCCCGGTGGGATAAAACGGACGCTCAGCCTGACTTCTCCCCCATCCTCCGCCCCCTCGGTCCACCGTTCCTCAATCCCAAACTCTGCCTGGCCTTCTTCATTGACCACCACCCCGGCCAGCGGCCGCGGAATGCCCCCTCTGATGCCACGGCCGCCCCTCCGCCCAATCTGGCTCACTAAGCCCACATTGTCATCCCTGTACCATTCGTCCCGGTGAATCTGGGCGGTAATTCTGGCGGTGCCATAGTTCGTGCCAGGGGCTGTCTTTAAGATGCGAAACGGCTCTCGGTTGAAACCCTCCTTCAGGTAAGTCACCGTGATGATGTCACCCGGTTTTAGCCCGAAACCGCGGACGCTCGTCTCAAACTCCACATATACATTCCCTTGCGTGGATTTGTCCAGGTGAAACTTCACAATCCGCGCTGCTTGGTTGAAATTTGGAATGCCCAGCGCAGGAAGAGTTGCGCTCACTTCCGTACCGGCTTTGATTACATCGTCAAAATCAACCAGCGACAAGCTATCCTGCTGGTACTCGTTGAACGCATCCTGAAATTCTACCGTGTACCGGTTCGGCGTCTCCGCCGTACCGCGTGACCAAAACCGGATCGCCGGCTCGCCGTTTTCCCTGCGCAGTATCCCCGAGAAGCCGTGGGTCCCGTCCCCGAATTCGTACGCGGGCCAGCCCCCGTTCAGCGGTTCGCGACTGTTACTTCCCTGCGGCTTTTCCGATTGCTGTTCCCGTAGCGTGTTTTCGCATCGCAGCTCGAGTTTGCCCGCCGTGTTGTAAGTCAAATACAACCTGGAAGCCGTCCGAATCCCCCGCACCACATCCGCGGCGCTGCGTCTATACCGAAGCACTAGGTTGCATTGAAACCGGGGGATCTGCACTGGGTTGCCATACAGATCAAACGCCTCGATCAGTTCATCGCAGTAGCTGGCCGTCTCCGCAAAACTCCGCAAATCAATTTGCCCCAGCTCCCAGCCGCAGCGTCGCAAAATGTCCAGAATGATCCACGCCGGGTTGCTCGTGAAGGCTTGGCCAAGGTACTCCCCTTCGGCGGAGTACCGGGGCAGCTTCAGCCCTTGCACCAAGGCCCGGATGCGCGGTAGCGACTTGCCGGTGCTAATCCGGTTTGGTACCACCACGGAAATGACCGCCATGCTCCCGTAGCAGTCGCCTAGCGGCTGGCCAGCCGCGTCGGCGAAATCGAGGTTGAAGGCGCCGGTTCGGTTACCTAAACTGACCACGTTGTACCAGCCGGTTCCTGTCATGTCGCGCCCGCTTTCGCCGCGCGGAATCTCCACGTCATTCACTATGACCTTCAGCACGTTTTCTATCTCACCCATTCCCACCAGCACCTCCATTCGGGTGAGATTGCCGTCGTTCTTGGCGAACACGATCAGGGGCGCACACCATGCAGTCCCGTAAATCAGCGGTACGAAATCGTTGTAACGCGCTTCGTTCTCCAGCGGTTCCGAGGCGTGCCAGCTCCTTTCCCCGTGGCTCCGAACCATCGTTGTCGGTGGCACGAACTCAATGCCCCCGAACCGCCGGGTCGGATTGCCCTGCGCGTCCTCTGCAAACATCCCTCGCGCCTGGCAGTCTGCCCTGGTGCCGTTACAGCTTGAGAAAGGCTGCTCGCCATCCAGGTTGCCAACCCCTCCCGGAATGCCCGCCGAATAGCCACACCGGAAAAACGGCGAGTAACATCCTCTCTCACCGCCCGCTACTGCTTCCAGCCGCTGTTCCGCCGTAGCCGGAAACTTCCACGGACACCGCCGCTGTACCCTCACCTGCGGCAACCATACGCGCTGCAAGCTCAAGCTGTTCGTCGCAGTCAGCCGGAACGTCGCCTCTGTGATCTCCTCCGGCGCTTGCGCGATGCCCCGAAAGACGACCTTGCTTTCAGACACCGCTTCCCCGCTTCTCAAGTCGAAAAACGCGAAGCGCGCCGTGAGCTGGCTTCCCTTCCAGCCCACTTGTCGTTCGATTTGCGAGAAATAGGAGTCGGGGTTCGCCAGTACCAGCGTTATCTTCGCCGCCGCGTCAATTCCTTCCTCCGGCGCGGACCGGATCTCGAAAACGCTGTGCCGCAGAACACGGGGCTCGTACGTAGCGCCCTCCCAGTTCACGCGATGCGTGCTCCAGTGTTCCACCCGCCCGTCCGGCAGCTCGCAATCGAACAGCAGCAGCGGCGTCTCAGTAATGTTTCGTTCCTTAAGCTCCGCTATAGCTTCCATCGGCTACCCGCACGTTTGTCCCGATGCTACTACCTCAACCACGCAGGAGTAACAATCCGGACCCTCTGCCGTCACCACTAGCGCGTCCTGCGCAAACCTCGCCTCCGTATACACTCCGTTTCTGTTCGTCGTCTTCGTGTACTTGGATGCTCCCCACTGTCCTTCCGCCTGGAACCCGAACACATCTACCACCGCCCCCGGCGGCTCCACCAGACCGAAGTGCACAAGCTCCTCCTTAGAGTCCAGCTTCACCGGCATCAACAGCCTTTGCCAATTCGCTGTTAGCTTGAATCTGCGCGCTTCCCCAGCATTTGCCGTCCGAACAAAAAGTTCCACACTTTCGCCCTGCTCAGCCCGCGCCCACACGCTCAGGCAGTATTGAAACCACCCCGCCACCGGCAGCGTCTGCCTGACCTCTTGCGATGTAGGTCCCGTATTTCGCAGTCGTGCGGCCCGCCTGGTTCCCATCGGGTCCTCCACCTGCGTCGTTAGCTCCACAAACGGGTCCTTCGTCCACGCATCCCGCTCTAAGTCCTCGCTCCAGGCCAGAAGATTTCCCACCGGATCGAGAAATGTAAAGCTTCCGCGCCGCCCTTCCACTTCCTTAAACAGGCTCTCGAGCAAGCTGCGTTCTTCCGTAGTCAGATTCCGCAGGGTCAGGCGCCAGTAAACCCGCTGCCAGCCATGATCTGGCATCTTGTATATGCTTCCATCGGGTGCCGAAATGCTTACCGTTCTTCTCTCGACTCGCCGCAGCACTGGATACTGCGCGCCCGTCCCGCTCAAGAGCTGAGGAAAGTAAGCCATGTTTTCACCTGTTTTCCCGAATCCTTACTGCTAACCGTGCCCGCGATTGGTCTTGATACTCTACTTCCAGTGCGTCAGTCTGGAAGCTGCACTCGGCCTCCGCGGTTCCCCACAAACCGCCGAAGCTAAACTGCCCATAACTTCCGTTTTCTTGCTCAAAAAGCTGTTGTATTCTTTCCGCCTCCTCCTCGTCCAGCAAATCCAAGCTCAGTTCCCATGAACGCTGCGGCGCGCTAATCAGCCGGTAACGCTGCTCACTGCCGTCTACGAATTGCAGGACCGCCGTGCTGTACTCGATCCGTCTGACTGCCGGATATTGCCCCTCGGCGCCTGTTTTTAACACCGGGAAAACGCTCATAACTCCGCCACCACGTCGTTCAGCACATGTGAGTTCAGCATCGCTTCTCGCACAGCTCTGGCTATTTCTTCGCTGTGCTCCAAAAATGAGCGGCTATCCATCGCTTGCACTTGGACTGTGATTTCGATCGGCCGGAACTTTTCCCGAGCCGCTGCCCTCAACGCTCCTCCGCCTGGCCAGTCACGCCCTTCCGCCGTCGCGCCGGCTTCGTCTGGCAGTCCCAGGCTGCCATAGCCCCCCATGGTTTTTCGCCCCACAACCCCCTCAAAGTAAATCGGCGGCGGTGCCACGTACCGCACCAGCGCCGGCGCGCTCGCTTCTTGCCTGCCGCCCCCGAACAGACGTGCTAACCCACTGATCAAGGGGGACAGCCCCAACCCGCTCGTGAAAACTTTTCCGATCGCCCGCCCCACGCTCACGGCTGTGCTCTCGCGGCGTTCGCTGCTCTGTGCCGCCGTGTTCTCAATCAACGCGGACGTGTTTTCCGCTGTCGCCTGTATCTGAGCCTGGCTGGTGCCGCGCAGTTGTTCCAATTGCGCCGAGAGCCGTTGCAACGCCTCCTCAAGCCCCCCTAAGCCCTCGGGCCGCAACTCATTGCTCGCTTGCTCCAGTACTTCGCGCAGGCCGTGGCTGGCCCTGTATTCCCCCTGCAAGCTAATCACAACGCGGTCCAGTTCACTTCTCGCCATGTAACCTCGCCGTCTCACGCTCCAGAATCAGGAAAGCGTGAGCCTGTCGCGCCTCCATTTCCTCCAGTTTCATGCCCCCCAGGAGCTTCCAGGCCCAATAAGCCTCCACCAAGGCCGCACTTTCCCCACTGATAACTGATTTCGGGCATCTCATCGCCACCGCCCCGTTTCTGACCCATACCGGCCTGCCCTTCGAGGGCGCCTGGGCCGACTTCCACCCGCACCCCCGTCTTTCCTCCAGGCCTCTCACCCGGCACTCCTCGCACTTCCATCCGGCCTGGTCTGATAAGTGAAAATGGAAGGCGAGGATCAGTTTTTTTCTTCTGCCTCGCTCAGCCCCAGTTCCCTCTTAATCGCCTCTAGCGCTTCCCGGCACAAAAGCTCAGGCCCAAACTTCACCAGCGACTCCGGAGTCGCCGGTTGCCCGTCAATCTCCAGCCCCTCTACCCCTTCCAGTCCCCAGAGAATGAAAATGCGGTCGAGCTCACACGCCAGCAAACTCGCCTCCAGTTTCTCGCGCGGATCCTGACTAGCCTCGAGATATTCCACTTTCGCTGCCAACTCCCGAACCTGCTTGAGCAACTCTATCCGCCTGCCAAAAGACACCCTTCGAATGGCCAACCGTACCCCGGGAAAGTTTTCCGACTCAACCAGCTTGCAGCTTGTGTACTCCACCCCAGCCTCCTTGCCCTTTTACGCTAACTATCCGAACGCCACGTATATTTCATCGTCCAACGTTCCCTGCGCCCGGCATCCGGAAAACCGCCAGCGCAGCCGCGCATCCGAATCATCAAACTCCGGAACTTCCGGAACTACTCCCTTCAAGTAAACTCCGAACATCTGCCCGGCAACATTGCCCAACTGAAACATCAAGCTGATCGGTGACCGTTGCTTGGCCGCCTGATAAAGCGCCTTGGTGGCTTCGTCGTCCAGTTCGTACAAATCAAGATCCGCCGTGACGCTTCGCACACCCGCCCAGACACCCTTCACTACCGCGCTCCCGAACTCCCGATCCCGCGGCTCAATTTGATTGTCCAGCAACACTTCCGCCTCTGCTAACGTCCAAAATCTTTCCGGCGTCGGCCCCAACCAGGCTTGCCCCACGTTCCCCGGTATTACCGTGTAATCAAAGTCTCCCGGCTGCGGCTCCTCCGGAAAGCTAGTCAGCGCACCTTGTCCACTCGCAAAGCTAACGTTATCAATTAAGTCCCCCGCCAGCCCGCTGAACTCGAATTCGTGGTAATCCCCGTTCACTCGTATCCGCAGCTTGTCCACTGCCGCCCCGCAAAGAATCCTCTGCACCGCCGTTGTGGGGCTCCAGTAATCGAAAATGCTCACGCTTGGTAGCTCGCTTCCCGGCTGGTAGGTAACCGTCCGTCCCACCGCCGTTCCCTGGCTCGGTGCCACGCTCAGAGGCGCGTTAAGCACCACCGTCCGCTCGTCCGCCACCGACGAGACGAAACGCAGCTCCTCGCCCACCGTAACCGCCTGCCCTGGCACCAACCCGTGGGGAGCGACGAACCGCAAGCTTATAGCCGTACACCCCTCTGCCGCTGTCCCCCCACCATAAAACAGCGTCGTACCCCCAAGGGCGGCCTTAAACAGCGACCCGTAACTTGGCTCATTCACCTGCTCCCCCCAGCTCGTCATATACGTGCGCAACGCAAAAGAAACCCGACGCCGCAGCCCTACCGGCAACCCCGGAAACGTCCGGCTGCCGGTTTTGTCACGCCTTTCCCGCTTCTCCCACTGCAATTTCGCCGTCAGCTTTACTGCCGGAATCCGGTTCCGCGCGTCAATTTGTGGCACCTGCCCATAACTCGCCTCCAGCGCAGTGTACCAGCGGTTCGCAGTTGACGACACATAGCTCGCCATGACTCCTTCTTCGCCTCCTCATTTTCTTTTCCCTGGTTTAGTTCTCACTCGCATCCAACTCAAAGCGGATTTTCGCCGATTGCAGGAAATTTTTCCCACCGTGCCGGATTGGTCCAAACTCGACCTTATAACCGCCGGTGAAGTAAATGCCCGGAGCCCATTCGCCACGGTTCCGCTCGAGCAATTCCGTCATCGCCTCAACGTAGTGCTGTATCATCGGCCCAACCGCTTCTTGCCGGTCATGAGAAACGCGCACCTCTATCGCCATGTACACCTTGCCCGAAAACGCCCGAAACTTTTCCTTCAGCAGGTTAGCCAGGCCCTCGCAATAAACATAAATCGCGGGATACCTCGCCCCCGCGCTCTTCTCCGCGAGTTCCGGCCCTACGTTTTGAGCGATAACCTGCTCCGCGCCGATCTCCGGCAACGATGCCCCCTCCCGGGCATTGATCGCAGCTATCGCTGAGCGCAAGTCGCCGCCCGTCAGCAGCGCCGCTAACCGCTGGGTAGCTTTGGTTGCCGCCGCCGCCATCGTTTTTCCTTTGCTAGCCCCGCAGCAGCAGTCCGGGCAGCGCGTCCGCCAACACGCTACCTTCGCTCGGCCCGGGACTAATTCTCACGTAGTAACTGGGCCTTTGCCCTTCGCTCGGCCCGGGCCCCTCGCGGAGGCCGTCCGCTTCTTGTGCCCAACTTTGGCCTGGCGGAATGGGTTCCTGGTTTTGCTTCATGGTCTCGTTCTCGCCGTAGCCTACATAGACGTTCCAGCCCGTGACTCCATCCGGGGGGTCAGGCAGTTGCACCACCAGACCTTCTCCGTCAGCGGTTGTTACTACTGCCGCCTCGCTTGCCGATCCCTCTTCTCCGGCCCCATTCACCCATGCCGCTTTGACATAGTAAGTCCCCGCCGCCGCAGGCAGGGCCCGCTTTGTTACCACCAGCCGCCGGGGCCGCGGAATGGGCTTTTCCACAATACCCACGCCCGTTTCGAGCAATGCCTCCCAGGCCCACGCCGCCGCTTTTTCCCATTCTTCCCACCGCGCCCTGTATCGCTCGTTTAGCTGTGTATGCGAGGCTTCCCGGAACGCCAGCGCCAGCGCCCGAAAGGCGTGACACTTTCGCAGCGCCTCGCTTGCCACCACGTTGCCCAGCTCAAGCTCCCAGACGCCTCGCCTGGCAAAGAACCTTCTTAGTTCGATCCCCAGCTCCTCCTGCGCTAGCGCCAGTTTGGTAGCCAGATCAATCCCCTCGTTCCGCGCGGTTTCCAGCACCGTCGAGTCGTAAGCCACCAGCACCTCGATCGTGCTCAACGGCCCGTCCGTGAATAGTGCCATGCCCGTCGCCCCTCATCATTTCGCCGAACGCAATGCGCTTTTCAGCGCCCGCAGCTCGGCATCCGAAACAACCGTGAGCTGCACCCTGCTGGCGGCCGCTTGCTGCTCCGCCAAGCGCTTGGCTTCAGCGATTTGCTCGCGGAACTCCGCCGCTTCCTCCGCCGTCGCCAGCCGCGCACGACCCTCGACAATCATCCGTGCCGCCACCGTGCGGGGAACTTCGCATCGCACGCCTGCACGGCCCCCATCGGGAGTGTCATTGCTCACGATGATCGGGTACGCTTCCTCGATGCTGGCCTCTACTTCCCGGACTTTCCGATAAAATATCTTCAAATCCATCTTTCGTTGCCCTCCAGGCTTTGCGGGCCGCGGGACTCGCTGGCGTCCGTGATCCCGCGGCCCGCTGTTTCCTTACGTGTTCACCTGCACTCCAAAGTTGTTCCTCAACACCGCCACGCCGTATAGCACGTCCACCGTGAACTGCTGCGCCAGCGTGTTCGGCTGATAACTCATGATGATCCGCATCCCGAAGTTGCCCAGCTCCGCGTATTCCGCGATCGCCCCCGTCCCCGGCAGGGGCTGCGGCAGCCGTCGCGTCACCAGCGCAAAGGCGTCTCGCGCAAATGCAATGTTGTGCGTCGTGACTGGTGAACTGCCCGTCTTCGCCACATACTGCGAACGGAACACATAGAAGTCCTTGATTTTTCCTACCGTCCCGTCCACCAACGCCCGCAGCCCCGCCTCGCCAGCCGTCTGGAACTCGCTGAACCGCGGAATCTGCCGCAACTGGGAGTACGTCTCGGCATCCACAACCAGATACTTCGGTTCACTGGCCGGCACCTTCGCCTTGAACAACGCTGTCTCCGCCGCGTCTACCACCGCCTCCGTGATCGGCGTCCCCGGCGTACCCACCGGCGGATTCGCGGTCAGTTGCGCATACAGGTTCAAAAGGTCCGTCTCAATCTTCTCCGCCAGCGCTGCCATGGCCGGCTGCATGTAAAGCTTCAGCAGGTCTGGCACCGCTAGCACCTTCGTCACATCCGGCACCTGGAACGTCGCTTCCGCGTGCGTGTTGAGCACGATCTGCGCGTTGCCCAGGCTCGGATTTTGCGGCTGCACCGTCCCGCCTTCCGCCAAGTTATTTGCTACCAGCGTCGGCGGTATCGGCACATTAACCGTATCCCCGGCCTGTGCCAGGGTCGGCTCGAAATCGCGATTGACCAGGTTACCCATCACCAGGTTCCCTATCAGCGTGGGCAGCGCATCCACTGCCACCAGCTTCACAATCGCATTAGCTACGTTCTGTGATGTAATCGCAGGCATCTGCTCTCCTTAGCTCTTGCTCTCTGCGGTTGGCCTTTCTTCCAGCCTCCCGCACTTCACACCCCTCTTCGTTTCTTCGCGTTTTCATCTGCTACCCAGCAACTGCTGGGCAATCCGCACAATCTCTTCCCTCGCCTTCTCGGCTTCCTCCCGGCTCATCCCCGGCCGGATCTTCTCCAGATCGATCCCTCCCCCGCTCAACACCGGGCTCCGCGGCGTCTCCACCGTCCCCGAACCACCGCTGATTCGCGCCGGTAGAAACTCGGGATTCTCCTGCACGAATCTCGCCAAATACTCGCGTAAACCAACTTCACCCTGCTCACCTCTTGCCGCCAGCCGCCCGTCCTCGGTGCGATAAATGTCATCCTTCACTGCCCGAAACGCTACGTCCACTTTCGCCACGCCCAGCCGCTGCAACTCCGCCCGGATCGCCGCGCTCTTTTCCGCTTCCTCCCGCAGCTCCCGCTGCCGCCGATTCTCCTCTATCAGCTCGTTTAGCCTTTTCTCTAAGGCTTCCCGCTTCTTTCGCTCCTCCAATAATTCAGCCTTGTAGGCAGGCTCTGCCCGCACCTGCTGGCTCTTCATAAACTCCTCGATAACCTCGCGAATAATCGCCCTTATTTCGCCATTTTCATTGCCTTCAACCGTAACCTCTCTTACCTCATCCATAGAGTCCTCCTACCTCCTCATTTGGACCGAAAAACACACTCTCATCCCTCGCTTTCCAGCTCCGCTTCGATCTCCTGCGCAATCTGCTCCTTGACATCCTGCGGTATATCGCATAAGTACTTGAATGCCAGCCGCTTGAACATCTGCTTTTTCAGGGTCTTCGACCGGATTCCCAACTTCAACAAGCGCTCAGCCTCCTCCAGCTCGCCCGCAAAGTCCCCTATGTCGAACTCGTCCAGCCCGGATACCCCTATTCGCACGTCGTCCTGCCGGGCTGCCGCTACCGCGCGCAGCACCTTCTTCAGCAAATCCTTCACGGCATCTCCGTAGGCTCTGAGCACCTCCTGCGTTACGCTGAAGTCCCGCTGCTTGCTCAGGCCCGACTGCGGCAATTCCCTCCCAAGGCCCCCGCCGGCTTGGCTCATCAAGTAGCACACCCGGTATATTTCGTCTTTCAGCCGGATCAGGTTCTCCATCGCAATCTGGTAGACCTTTCCCTCCGGCTCCGTCCAGCCAAAACGGTCCTCCGGGCCGAGTTGTATGTAGTACGACTCCCCCACGATCTGCCGGAAGTCCCGTTCCGAGTACACAACCGGCATTGCAAACAGCCCCATGGTTAGCGCCCAGGAAAGCGCGTTCGACTTGTTGAAATGCTCCAGTTGCAGCAACGCCGCCTTGTTCATCAACCAAAGCCCTTCGCTGACCTTGAGCTCAAACAGGGGCGTCTGCCGGAGCGCTGCCAGTCCGTGGCGCCCACGCGCTACCAATTCGCGCCGGCCAGCTTTTTCTTTTCCCTCGACCAGGCGCTGGATTTCGTAATTTTCCTTGTCGTAATAAATCCATTGGGTCTCCTTAACCCATTGCCCCGGCTCCCCTGTTCTTAGGGTGGTCGTCCTTAGCACCACCCACTCATAACTGCCCGCTTCGTCATAGCCCCAGTTAATCAGATCCTCCGCCTGGTAACGGACCAGATACGCCCTGGAAAGTCCCCTCGCTTCCTCCTCCGCCCGGTTGGCCGCTGGCCGGTCGGCGCGCGGAAAATCTATTGCCACCAGCCCCGACCCCACCACCAGCGCGTCCACCAGAATTTTCCGCAGGAAGTCACTCAACGAGGTGCCCCGCCGGTCGCAGTCCTCCGCGAACTGGCTGAAAAATTCCCGCGCTCGCTGGTCCTCCCCTTCCAGGCTCAATATCGGCTCCCGCCGGAACACCGTGGCTGCGTACCAGTCAATGATCGAGCCAATGTAATTTTCGTAAAAGACCCTCGCCAGTCGCTCCTGGTAAACCGCCATCGGCTCCTTCTGCCTGGGTGTCAAGTAAAGGCTTGCCCGCTGCCTTAACTGCTCGCCACCCGCGTACAGATCCCGGTACATTTGCCATGTGCTCCGGCGCGCTTTGTACTCCGGATGTTCTCGGTCTAGCTCCCTCATCGCCTCACCCCTTGTGTTGTCCTCACAGCAACGGCTCGCTCTTCTCACCCGGTTGCTGCCCCGGCCGAAACTCTTGCCAGATCAAATAGCCAAGCGCGTCCGACAAGTGCGTCCGCCGCGGATCCCGCTCCTTGTCAATGATCACGCTGTCCGGCTTGTACGTCACTTCCTCGAAATCCTTGATCAGCTCACGGCACCGCGGACTCACGAAAAGGTGCTTTTCCTCTGAAGCCGTCCGTAACTTCGCGTTCACCAAAGCCACCCGTTCGCGCACCGGAGGATTCATCCGCGGCACGCGATAACTCACGTGTGCGTAGCCCGCCCGCCGAAAGTGCTCTTTGATTACTTGGTAGTCGGTCCACCCCACCGTCCTCCCGTAGCTCCCAGAGGCATCCCCGTAGATTACGATCCCTCTGCGATGCACAGGATATCTCGCCTGAAATTCCTCGCACGCCTCCTGTGTCGTGGCCCGACTCAAGACGATCTCATCCAGCACATACACGGTCTCCCCTTCGATTTGGGCCACGATCGAGCATAGCGGGTCTACGTTGAAGTCCAGCGCCCATAACAACGGCAGCTCTGGGTTTATTCCAAGCTCCTTCACATGTTCCGAGCGCCGAAACGCGTGGTACACCAAACCGCCGTGCAGGTTTACGTATTCTCCCAGCACCTCCTGCTGGTAAAACTTCGGGTCGTAACTGCGTTTTAGGCGTTCGTAAAAGTCCGGAACTCGCGCCAGCAGGTGCCGATTTTCGAATGGCGGCGCAATGACCACCTCGTAGCCCTCCACTTTGTCCGAAATGAACCGCCGGTACACCCAGTCATACCCTTTCGGCGTCCACACACCAAAGCCGCATAACCTCCGTGCCTCCGGATCTCTCAGCCGCCCCTCCAACACCACCCACGCCTCTTCTTGCGTGTAGGTCAGCTCGTCCAGCCCGAACCACGCCAGGTTGGTGCCCCGCAGCCGGTCGAATTCTTCCACCGCACGGAACAGAACGCGCGATTTGGTGTCCTTGAAAATCAGAATATTTTCGGCCTTGTTGAACTCATAAGGAATTCTGTTGCTATCCAGAATTTCCAGTAGCGTGGCTTGTGTAGCGTCGCGCAGCATCGGGTAAGTCGGCGCCCCTATCAAGCCCGTACGTCCGGCATTGATATAACTGAGCTTGATCGCCTCTTGGCAGAGCGCCTGGCTCTTGCCGGAACCAACTGGACCTGAGTAGCCCTTGAATCGCGCCGTTGAACGGTGAAATCGCGCTTGCGACGGCAAGGGCACGTAATGAATCGTCCTCAGTTGTTCTCCTCCTCCGGCTCGACCCAT